GGGTACTACTGATAACACTCCATATAACAATAACGCAGGAAGTACTGCTGATAATGGAATCGTTCTATCAGAAGCAGGTTGGTTAGCAGCTGCTCGTTATCAAGGTACTGTAGCTTTTTTAAATAGAACTGATAACGATGGAGATATTGCCGTATTCAGAAAAGATGGCACAACAGTTGGAAGTATTGGTACTATTTCTTCTGATTTAGAAATTCATTCTTCTGTTTCAGGACATGTGGGATTACGTTTTGGAAATGGTGGTTTATTCCCTACAGACAATACAGGAACAGTAACAAATGGAGCTGCTGATTTAGGTGCTTCTACTTTAACATTCAAAGACCTCTACCTTTCAGGCGGTGCTTATCTAGGCGGTACAGGTTCAGCAAACCATCTTGACGATTATGAAGAAGGTACTTGGACTCCAGTTGTTCATGGTTCTACAGACGGAGCGTACACATATACTGGAGTAACTTCTCGTTACACAAAAATTGGCAATCTAGTAACATTAACTTCCCAATTAACAAATATAACGACAAGCGGTTCTGGTCACGCAGGATATTTGCAAATACGCAATGCTCCTTTTAATAAAATAGGAGACACCTTCCCTGTTGGCAGTGTAGAACTTTCAAGCGTAGATATGTCGTCAGGAACAACTTTTGCAACTGCTCAATTTATTACATCAGGTTCAACCAACACTCTTTATGTAAGACAGCATGGTGACAACTCGGGTGGTGGAGATTTACCTGTTTCTGCAATTAATAGTGGAACTAGCGATATTACAATTACTATCCAATATACAGCATAACAATTTAACTAATATGCCTAGTGGACTCTAGGTACGGACAAAGGAGAAAAATAGAATGGCAATAACAAAAGAATTAACAGAAGATAAAATAGAAGTTGTAGGAGACTACAAAACTATACAAGTAAGAACAGCTACAGTTATCAAAGAAGATGGTGAAGAGCTTAGTAGGTCTTTTCATAGACACGTATTAGATTGCGTATCATCTGTACAAAATGATGACGATAGTTGGACTCATACAGATACTGATGTATCAGGAGAGTCTTCAGAGGTTCAGGGCATAGCTTCAGCCGTTTGGACAGACGCAGTGAAGACTGCAAAACAGAACGCTAACGAAGCAAACTCAATATAGGAGATATTATGGATATAATGAGTATGGTTACTTGGATAACCACTATTGTGACTGTTGCATCAATTGTTGCAGCATCCACGCCAACACCTAAAGACGATGAGTGGATCGGTAAACTTTATAAGTTTGTAGATCTTCTTGCTCTTAATATAGGCAAAGCTAAGCAATAGAATAAATGTCTGAAGCTGTTTCAATAATAACCGAACTAGGTTTTCCCATTGCAGCAGCTTTAGGATTAGGTGTTTTTGTTTGGAAACTAATCAATAGAATTATTGACGGGATGGAAACCAAACTTGACACCATGGACGATAAAGTTCAAACAAGTCTTAACACCATGGAGGAGAGAGTCTCCACAAAACTTGATAGTCAGTATGGCATTATAGTAAGCTTAATAGACAGGGTAAGGGCATTAGACAATCAAAGCATAAGGCAGGATGTTCTTTTGAAGACATTGTTGGGTGTTCCAAACTTAGTTGATATTGACAAGATAGCGAAGGCGGATAGAGATGATCAAAGAAAAGATTAACGAAGAAAGAGAAAAGCTTTTTCTTATAAGAGTTATTTTAACCATTGGGTTATTTCTTTTCGCAGGAGTTGTTGTTCAAAACATAGAATCCGATGAGATGGTTCACAAATTTAAGTCGCCGTCTTTTAGTGGTATAAACACAAGCTCTCACTATTTAACAATAGAATCGCAAGAGAATATAAGAAAAATGAGCTTAAAGGCTGAAATAAAAGCTCTGCAAGATCAAATAGCAAGAGATGCCGAAAACACAACGCTGGCACGTTTTATTCGAAACTTAGAAAGTCGAATATATGCACAGCTTAGTAGACAGCTTGTGGATAACTTGTTTGGTGATACAGCACAAACATCTGGGGTTATAGAGCTGGAAGGTAATAGGATAGAATATACATCGGATGGAATTGTAATAACCTTAAAAATAACGGACCCAGATGGAAATATCACAGAAATTAGTTTGCCTATCGGCAGTTTTACTTTCTAGTTGTGCATTAATAGTAGACCCACTAGAAAATAACCTACCACCATTTCAGCACATAGAAGAAGCACAGATAGATTCTTTGGTTCTTACTGAGCTTGCTAATATAAAATCTAATCAAGAGGCAAAGCCAATCGTGGCTATATACTCTGGTGGTTTTACAGATCAGACGGGGCAAAGGAGAAGTAATAGTAACTACGCAACCTTCTCATCTGCGGTCACTCAGGCACCAGATGCATATTTAATAAGAGCACTCAAGCATGCAGGCAGTAATCATAAAGGATTCTTTGAGGTAGTAGAAAGGGTTGGGCTCGACTTTGTAACTAAAGAAAGACAAATTATAAGAAGCACCAGACAGGAGTTTGGGGAAAAAAAGAAAATGCAACCTTTAATGTTCGCTGGCTTGATAATGCAAGGCGGTGTGATATCTTATGAAAGTAATGTGAAGAGTGGTGGTGCTGGAGCAAGATATCTGGGCATCGGAATGTCCAGGCAATACAAACAAGACACAGTAACCATATCACTTCGTACAGTTTCCGTAAGTACGGGAAAGGTGCTACTAGAAGTATTAGTAACAAAAACAATACTAAGTGCCTCTATTGATCAAGATATATTTAGATTTATTACTGACAGCACAGAGTTAGTAGAAGTAGAAAGCGGTCTTGTAAGAAATGAATCAATTAACATAGCACTACAAACAGCAATAGAGACTGCTGTTTTACAGACTATAAAAGAAGGTGCTCAAAATGGATATTGGAGTATTTATGAAAAGACTAAAACTATTAATTGCGATGATGCTTGTATCTCCGCTATACGCGGCTGATAACGAGATATATATTGATCAAAGCGGTGCAACTGCAAATATAGACTTAGAACAGTTAGGATCTGGTAACTTAATAGGAGGTCTGTTGGCAGTAGCTGGTCAGATGACCGCAGCAGATTTTGACGGAGGAAGCCTAACCTTAGATGTTAATCAAATAGGTAATACTAATAAATTTTTAGCAGATGTGTATGCAGACTCGCTCACAGCATTTCTTGAATTTGATGGAGATAATAATACATATACCTTAACAGTAGACCCAGATAACACCTATGGTGCTGATAACTCAGACCTAAATATAGTTGCAACAGGATCATCTAATACATTTACTTTAGATCTAGCAACAACAGGACTTGCTTCTAATACAGACCTTGACTGGATAATAAACGGTGACAGCAATACTTTTGATTTTAATATAAACTATGATGGTGCTACCAACTATGTAGATGTGGACGGGGACAGCAACACAGTTAATTTCACAGGAAGTGGATTTGCAGGTGGTTACTTTTATTTAGACCAAGAAGGTAATGGCAGAACATTTAATATTAACCAATCATCAACGCAGGACAACGACTGGCTCAGGATACTGTCTAATGGTGATAATGGTACTATTTGTGTCATTCAAAATGACCAAGGTACAAGCACAGGCTGTTGAGGTTGGAAACATATCTGAGTTAAACGGCTCTGCACAAATACTAAGAGACAAGACATACACAGCAGAAGAATCATTTAACATACAGCAGAATGATGAGGCTGTAACAACAAATGGTCGTATGGCTATAACATTCTTAGATGAATCCCAGGTACGATTAACTGAACATTCACAGCTTGTTGTGGATGAATTTATCTATGACCCAGATCCCAGTAAGTCCAAGATGGCTATCACCTTTGGTCTTGGTACTGCAAGGTTTATTACTGGAAGCCTTAACAAGATAGATAAAAACAATATAGATCTCAAAACACCTACAGCAAACATAGCAATCCGAGGGACTGACTTTACAGTTACAGTAGACGAGACTGGAAGATCATTGCTAATACTTTTACCAGATGAGTTCGGTATATCTAGTGGCGAGATACTAGTAACTACAGCCATGGGTACAGTAACCCTAAATAAACCTTACGAGGCAACAACCGTAGATGTTTTTGAGAAGGCTCCAAGCAAGCCAGTTATATTAGATTTAACATTAGACCTTATAGATAACATGCTTATCGTCACCCCGCCGAAGGAGCAGGTAGTAGATGTAGAAAGGGTTGTTGTTAAAAAAAAGAACATACTTGATTTTGATGGACTGGATGAGGACTTCTTAGAAGAGGACTTCTTAAAAGAAGACGAGCTGGAGTTTGGCGAGCTGGACATAAACTACTTGGATGTTAATTTCTTAGAAGACTTGCTTGATGTTATTGATGCACTAGAGGAGATAAGAGAGGAAGATCAGCTAGCTCAAGACGCAACATCTACTAATATAACTGGAACAAAAATGGGTCAGGATCTTAACACACAGATAACAACCTTTCTTACAGGACAAACATTAACATTATTAAGAAGTGTCAGTGATACTGCAAGGGTAGATATAGATGGGTCTGCATCTTATACAGTAATATTTATACAGGACGGCACATCTAATATTATTAAGGTCAATGGCGGCAATGGAAGCACTATTAAAATAACTCAAAGTAACTAATGAAAAAACTAATATTCTTACTTCTACCCATATTGTCTTTGCCATTGGTATTTCAATCAACACCAACAGAAATACTTAAACTAAAAATATTTGATAGCTTGGTTACTAAACAAGATCCTTCTGGATATTTCACAATACTAAACATAACCGAAGATGATATAGATAGAGAAGGGGGATATCCCATACCTCGTAAAAGGCTTGGCGAAATACACTCAGATATTATGGCAAGAGGGGCTTTGGGTGTTGGTTGGGTTATTTCCTTTCCCCACCCCGATCGACTCGGGGGAGATAAAGAATTTGCAGAGTCTTTACAACAAGGTACATCAATATTGGCTATGTTTGAAGCCCCAAATCAAATATACCCAAAAACTATTGGAACGGTGATACAAGGACCAGATGTTAGTGGTATGTTATCCAAAGGTGTGGTTCAAAATACTAACAACCTTAGAAATTATATACAACAGGGTATTGCAACTGCACCTACCGACATAGACAACCTAGTCAGAAGAATGCCCTTACTTTTAAAAACGCCAGACGGTTATGTTAGTTCGTTTGGTACCGAGGTACTCAAAAGCCTTGTTGGTGCAAAAACCTATATTATAAAAACCAATGACAATGGTATAGAGCAGATAGCAGTAAGAGGACTACCGCCAATCAAGACAGATAGCCTTGGTCGTAAATGGATTAGTTGGGTAGATACTCCACAAACCGATTTGCAAGAAATGAATGTTGAGGGTAGGTTTGTTTTTGTTGGAATTACCGCACCAGGAATCATGCCACAGGTTGCAACTCCAGTTGGATTATTAGAGCCGCATAAAATTCAAGCAGCACTATCCGAGTCAATTCTTATAGAAAACTCTCCAAGGATTCCAGATTGGTCTTTGGCTGTCGAAATTGTGATTTTCGGAATTTTTGTGTCGTTGACGTGGCTTGTAATCAACTATCTTGGTATAACCAAGGGCATAAGTATAGCTGTAGTATTGCTATTAACCACGGGCTTCTTAGGAGCTTATAGCGTTCAGAGAGGTTATTTAATAGATTTCTCTTGGACTTTTATTTCACAACTCTTAATTTCTGGTATTGCCTTCTATTTAAACTTTAGAAAACAGTTTAAACTCCGCCAACAGGTCAAAAAACAATTTGAACATTACCTTGATCCAAGACAGGTAAAACAATTACAGGATAATCCAAAGCTATTAAAACTAGGAGGAGAAAAAAGATACGCAACATTTCTCTTTACGGACGTAAGAGGATTTACGTCCTTGTCAGAAAAGCTAAAGCCAGAAGAAGTAACTGAGATAATGAATAAGGTTCTTACCATACAGTCAGATACTGTAAAGTTTTATGATGGAATGGTAGATAAATATATTGGCGATGCAATGATGGCAATCTTTAATGCACCCTTAGACCTAGATGGTCATGAACAGGCTGCTGTTTTATGTGCCAAGGAGATACAGGACAAGGTACAACTATCTGGTCTAGGTCTTGAAATAGGCGTGGGTGTTGCTACAGGATTTGCGGTTATAGGTAACATGGGCAGCTCAACTAGATTTGATTACACAGCTATTGGTGATTGTGTTAACACTGCGGCAAGGCTTGAATCCGCTACCAAAGAGGTAGGGTTTGATATATTGATAGGAGAAGAGACTGCCAAAAAGTGTGGTTTTGAGTTAAAATTATTAGAACCAATTAAAGTTAAGGGAAAAGAAGATCCCTTACAAATTTATACTATTAATCATGGCAGTTAAGATAAAAGTAAAAAGTGTAGACCCACAAAGAAGAAAGTCTAAACGCACTTCAATAGGCAGTTCATTGAACACCTATCCAAGAAACAAGAATGCCAAGAATCAGTATAAAAAATATAGAGGACAAGGAAGATGAAGTTTAAGTTAATAAAAAATTTAGTAGGTGCGGTTGCTCCAACATTAGGCTCTGCATTAGGCGGACCTCTTGGTGGTCAGGCGGCATCGGTTGTAGCAAAAGTACTTGGATGTAATGCAGATCCGAAGTCTATCAACAATGCAATACAAAGTGCAACACCAGAGCAGATGCTGGAGCTCAAGAAAGCAGAACAGGAGTTTGAGGTGCAAATGAAGGAGCTCGATGTTGATGTTTTTAGATTGGAAGTAGCAGATGGTCAAGACGCAAGAAACAAGTTTAGCAAGGATTGGACAGCCCGTATTATGGGGATTGCAGTAGTTGGGGGTTTTATGGGGTATATATTTCTTGTTACTTTACAACCACCAGAGCAGAACTCAGAGGCTTTAATTAATTTAGTTTTAGGATATTTGGGTGGATTGGCTAGTGCTGTGATATCTTTTTATTTTGGTGCATCAAATACATCAAATAATGAAAAGGAATAAACTGTGGCTGGATTTAAATTAAATACATTCGGAGGGCTAAATAAAAAAATAGCCCCAAGACTATTGCCAGAGGACGTTGCCCAAGAAACCTCTAATACATTTTTGGACAGAGGTAGGCTTGAAGGGTTGCCACAAGATCTTAATGATCCATCTGAATCGGGACCAACACACCCAGCCTCAAACATAAGTGCTGCAACAAGCACAATATTTAAAGCAACAGACAGTGCGTGGTTCACATTTAATAATGATGTAGATGTTATTAAGAGTCCAATAAGAGAAGATGCGTTTAGCAGATTTTACTTTACTGGATTTTCTGGAAGCTCTGGATTCCCAAGAATGGTCGATGCTGCAAACGGCATATCAGGAAGTGGTCCTTACCCAGTTACTAGCTATAGATTAGGTTTACCAACCCCAGGTGCATTTACTTCTGCTCCAAGTGTTGATAATACAACTGCGGCTGATGGTGCTACAACAAGCTCAAGAGCCTATGTTTATACAGAGATAACAACATTCGGAGAAGAAGGACCGCCAAGCCTCGTTACAGCTGCGGACATTATTGATGCGGCTAATGGGTCTACAGTAACTTTATCACTACCAGCTGGATCAAGTGGTGTTTACTCTATAGCTAAAAGAAGAATATATAGGACAGATCTTAATGGTGTATTTAGGTTTGTTAGAGATGTCGCTGGTGTGTCATCGGGAACAACAACGGATGCTGTCTTGGATGCCTCTCTCGGGGAAGAAATAGAATCAGCAGACAATCTAGCACCGCCAGATGATGTAACATCAAATCACCCAGACGGACCAATGTTTGGAATAACAACAATGCCCAATGGTATAACAGCAGGTTTTAGTGGCAACACTCTACTATTTAGTGAACCATTCTTACCACACTCATATCCTTTAGCAAATCAATTAACAACAGCAACCGATGTTGTAGGTATAACAACTATAGGATCGGGCTTGTTGGTTACAACAAAAGGCAAGCCAGTTATAGTTTCTGGTACAGATCCAAGGGCTATGGCTTCTTTGGAGATAGACGCTAACCTACCAAATACAAATAAAAGATCTTTGGTGGATATGGGTGAGTATGCTATTTATGCATCACCAGATGGCTTAGTATTAGCGGCAAACTCAGATGTTCAATTAATAACCCAACAAATATTTACTCGTGATCAGTGGCAGGAATATTATCCAAACAATATAGAGGCATATGAATACGAAGGAAAGTACATAGGCTTTACTTGGGATGGTTCTAACACATCAACGAAGAAAGGTTTCTTGTTTGATCCTAGGGGTCAGAAGAATGCTTTTATTGATTTAGATTTTTATGCACATGCTGGATTTAATGACAGGGAGAACGATGAGCTTTACCTTGTTATTGGAGGAGTCCTTAAGAAGTTTGCCAGATCAACAAGTCCAAGATCTTACTCTTGGAAATCAAGGGAGTTCTATTCAAACAAACCAATATCTCCAGGCGTAGCAAAAATAAGTGCTGAGTCTTATAGCGATCTTACTTTTAAGTTATACGCAGATGGATCCCTTAAACATACCCAGGTTGTCACTAATAATAATATCTTTAGATTACCTGGAGGTTATCAGGCTAAATCATTTTACATAATTATTGAGGGCACAGATGCTGTCAATGAGGTTTGTGTATATGAAAGCCCTAGGGAGATAACTTAATGGGTAAGCCAAAGGGCACATTCTCAGTACCAAGAAGCTTTGATTCTGAACAGAAAAGATTTGCTCAATTGCTTAATGAATCCGTGGCTGTTCTTAAAGGAGAGTTGGGAGATCCTTTGGATGCTGCTGTAACTTATAATGATTTAATAAATTCTGGTCTAGCAAAAAGAGATCTTAGAATTGGAAGTAATGGATTCATAGGTGGCGGTGGTGTTGGAATTATACCGGGAGATGGTCCTGTATTGGATATCCCACCAGCACCAACTGGCGTACAGGTAAACGGAGCATTTCAAAACATACTTATTCAATGGGATAAACCAACCTTCGTTGGGTTTTCATACGCTGAGGTGTGGGCAGCAACATCTGACACCTTTGCAGACAGAGTTTTGGTTGGAACATCTACAGCATCTTTATTTTCCCACCAAGTAGGCAACGGACAAACTCGATATTATTGGGTTAGGTTTGTAAACGCACAGGATGTGGCAGGACCGTTTAACTCAACAACAGGTATAGGCGATAGCACGGTTATTGATATAGGTGCACAAATGCAACTTTTATCGGAAGAACTACAAAACCTACCTGGGTATACAGCATTAACCACTTTAATTACTAACGCAGATGTTGCAAATGCAGCAGCCGCCGCCACCGCAAACACCGCTGCAAGGGTTATAAGATCAACATCAGCTCCAACAACAAGAGATGATGGGTCTTCTTTAGTGCAAAACGATGTATGGATTGATACAGATGATAACAATCAGATGTATATAAGAAATGCTTCTAACAATGGTTGGGAAGAAGCCAGAGATGGAACCTTGGTGACTCTTGTAAACAGTATTAATACTCAGCAAGGAACCAATACTACAAATATAGCTTCTGCAACGAGTGATATTATTACCCTTACGAGTGAAAACTCTAGCAGGGCTTCTGAAATAACATCCCTAGAAAGCACAATTAATAACTCTTCAACAGGATTAGCTGCAGCTCACTCAGCAATATCTACAGAAGCCACAACCAGAGCAACAGCAGATACAGCACTAGCATCTGACATAACATCCCTAACCTCTACAGTTAGTTCAAATACTTCAGCTATTAGCAGTGAAGCCACAACCAGAGCAACAGCAGATACAGCCTTGGCTACTGACATAACCAATTTAACGTCTACCGTTGGATCAAACACGTCTGCAATATCTACAGAGCAGACTACGAGAGCAAATGCAGATACGGCACTTGCAACAGATATAACTAATTTAACATCTACTGTTAGCGGGAATACATCCGCTATAGCTACAGAACAAACAACAAGAGCAAATGCAGACACTGCGTTGGCTACTGATATAACAAACCTAACCAGTACTGTTAGTGGAAACACTTCTGCTATATCTACAGAAGCAACCACCAGAGCAAACGCTGATACAGCTAACGCCACGGCTATAAGCAACCTTAGCTCAACAGTTGGAACGACCAATGCCAACGTATCTACATTACAAACATCTGTATCTAACCTAGAAGGAGATGCAGACGCGATGTTTGTTATACAAGTTGCCACTGAGTCTAATGGCAGTAAGTCAGCAGCAGGTATGGTTATTGGATCTAATGCAAGTAGCGGTACTGGTGCACAATCATATGTACAATTTCAAGCTGATAAGTTTGCAATATGGAGCGGATCTACAAACATAGCTCCATTTATTGTTGACGCTGGAACTGTCTATATAAAAGAAGCCATGATTGAGAATGGTTCTATAACAAATGCAAAAATACAAGATGCAACTATAGATAATGCAAAAATAACTAATACTTTAGATGCTGCAAAAATAACAGCTGGAACCCTTTCCGCAGATAGATTAGATGCCTCTGTCATACTTTCAACAGACTTGGCAACAAACACATCCACTGTCATACATGGTGGCAACATAAGTACCAATACTTTAAATGCAGACAGTATAGTAACAGGATCAATCACTGGAGATAAGATCAATGTTGATACTCTTAATGTTAAGAGTTTTGATAATGTAAGCTCAACCATAGTCAGCCATGTAACGGCAGGTACTAAATTTCCATTAGCTAGAGATGGTCAAACATATATACAAAGAACAGGAACATATACAGGAAGTAATGCCTCGTTCGTTCCAGTAACTATTACACAGATAAGAGACAACGCTGGTTATGTTGCTATCTTTTCAGGTGTTTTGGGTAACGTAAGTGGTGGCAGGGTTCAGTATTCATTAAATAATTCTACTTGGGTTAACGCAAGTGGTAATACCAATATTTATTGGAATGCAGGAACTTATAGAGGTTATACCTATGTCTATACGGGACAAATAACCACGCTATCTGCTTCACAGTCTACGGTCTACTGGAGAGTATATTTCTCTGGAAGTTATAACCACACACAGCTTTCACTTAATGTAATGATGGATAACACAAGATAATGAATTTATTTACAATATACAAAACATCTACTGGCGAAATTTTATACAATACATCAACCGTTGCCGAGATAGATGAGCTTGGTTTGCAGGAGGGTGAGGGTGCTGTTGAGGGGCATTACCAGTCTAATGAGTACAAGATCCTTGAGGAAGTTGCTGTATTGAGGACAGACAATGTATTGGAGATGTTAAGGATAAAGAGGGGTCAATTACTATCAGAATCAGACTGGACTCAGACATTGGACACACCATTAACAGACTCAAAGAAGGCAGAGTGGGCAACTTATAGACAATCGTTAAGAGATTTACCATCTAATAATTCAGATGCGACTTCTATAGATGATGTAACATTCCCTACAGAACCAGCTTAATTAGTAATATAATGGTACATAATTATGCAATTTAATGATATCTTACAAGGGAAATGTTAACTCAAGTTGATATAAGAACTTACTGGGATTCTGTAGAGCCTGGTTTGCGGGAAATAAAAAAAGAAGCAAACCCAGATTGGCGACCAGAAGATATTTACACTGCTATAGTGAACGGAGTAGCAGAGCTTTATATAGATATAGAGCAGGATCCATGTGAAAGCTTTATTATTTTACAAGAAAAGCCAAGCATGTTTAGCCCAACCAAGTCTTTACTGATTTGGGTAGCTTATGATAAGAGAGGAGATGCCAACGAGATGTACATGGAATATATAGAAGAAATGGCAAGAAGTAGAGGGTGTGATAGGGTTGAACTTTGGACACCTTGGAGGGGACTAGCTCAGGCATTATCTCACAAGGATTATAAAACGAAATTATACATAGTAGAAAAGGAGTTATAATGAGTGGCGGCGGATCAACAACAATAGAAGATACAAAATCACAGAAGGCTTTAGCCTCTATTGCAGCACAAAGATTTAATCTTTATCAACAATACTATGTACCCTTTGAGAATCAGTACATGTCTGATGTTTTTTCAATGAAAAGCCCAACTGCTTTTGAGAATGTAGAGAGCTTCGTAACCTCTGTTCAACAACCAGAATTTCAGGCTGCAAGAAGAGGTATGCAAGAAAGGGCGTTTGCTATGGGTGCAGACCCAACTAGCGGTCAATATCAGGCGGCATCAGCTCAAGCCCAACAAGCACAAGCTGCTGGAATGGGGAGAGGTGGAGCAGAAGCCCTATCAGGTCAGGTCGATAGGTATTATCAAGGAATGGAAAATATAATAGCAATGGGGCAGGGTCAGGCTGGTCAGGCTATGTCTGGTCTTGGTGATGTTGCAAACATTGCACAGAAGAGAGGAAGAGCAGTAGCTCAGGAGTCAATGGGAGATTATACTTCTGCTCTTGGGGCTATTGGAACAGGAGCGGGTCTTGGGTATGGTTATTTTGTTGGTCAGGGATCTAAATCCGGTAAGGGCGTAAGTTAGTTATGGCTTTTTATAATTTTGGAAATGAAAGAAAAGATGATCCTTATAACCCCAATGACGGCAGCTTGTATGTAAATCCATATAGAACAGGAGATCAGTCAGCACAAGATACTTTAGCAGACCTATATGAGTCTGAGTTTCAGGATTATTTAAATAGATTTTTTCCCGTAGAACAAGATTTAATAGCACAAATGACAACGGGATTTGAGCAATTACAGCAAGAAGAAATAGGCAGAGCACAGTCAGCAGTTGCAAGACAATATGCAAATACAAGAGGTCAAGAAACAAGAAGAAGGGCTGGGTTCGGTTTAACTAACGGACTGGCACCAGAAGGAGATTATCAAAGATCGGAAACATCTGCCTTGGTTGCGGCAAGGAACTTTGCAAGGATGAGATCAGAGGAAAGAAGAAGTCAGATAATGTCTGGCGGTCTAGGAAGTGCAATGACACAAAGGAGTGCGTTAAGTGGCTAAAGGATTAATAGGAATTGGAAGAGAACAAAAAAGACAGGCGTTGGCGGGTCTTACAAGATCTGCTGAGCTGGAAGCACAACAGGACATAGCAAATATGCAGCTTAGTGCACAAAAAAAGGCAGCTCAAATGAATGTTGTTGGAACCGCTGGTGGTATTACAGCCGCCTCTTTGTTAGCAAAGCGTGGTGCAACAAAAGCGGTAAGCGGTGTATTGATGTCGCCAATACCGGGGGGTACGGCAGCGGCTACAGCGGCAGCAAATCCAATAGCGGCACAGATGGGTTTGTTGGGTGGAACAACAGCAGCAGCAGGCGGGGCAGCAGGAGCAGCAACAGCAGGAACAGCAGCAGCAGGAACAACAGCAGCAGCAGGTGGAGCAGCAGCAGGTGGAGCAGCAGCAGGTGGAGCAGCAGCGGCAGCGGGACCGGCGGCGGCAGGTGGTGCGGGAGCATTGGCGGCGGCGGCACCATGGGCAGCATTAATTATAGGCGGAGGGTATCTTCTTAAGAAGTTATTTGATTAAAAATGGCAAATGAATTTGGAACAGGTTTTAGTCAGGGATTAAACTATTATACTAAGTTTGCAGAAATGCAACAGAACAAACTCTTAGACGAAGAAAGATTAAAAACAGAAAGGCTTAGACAAGAAAGCTATCAGTTTGAATTGGAAGAAAAAAAATCTACTCAAGATGTAAGAATGGAAGGCATACAGTCTGAGACAGATTTTAGAACCGCAAGAGCAGAAAAAACAAGAGTCGAAACAGATGAATTTATTGCTCAAGCAAACAACAGAAAACAAAATGCAGAATTGCTTCTTGAAACAAACAAAAATAATTTAGAAATTACAGACTTGAAATTAACAGAACAGGCAATAAAAACGGATGATGTTGTAAGGGCAAGAGCTTTTAAGAACTTAATGAACGCATATGCTATTGCTGGCGATACATCAATAGATATTGACGTAAGGGCGTCCATGGTGGAGGATGCGTTAACACAAGTAAGACCATACATCGACTGGACAAAATACTTGGATGATAGTTACTGGCAGGGCTGGGAAAAAATTACCCCACAACTTGAATCTGGTGACTTTGAGGGCATAGCAAGAGATCATTCAGATGTTCTTTCCGTTATATACAAGGACAGCCTAGATAAATTTAAAGGAAAAGATTTTGTTGCAAAAGACGGAAGGAAGGGAGTTATCCAGGGAGTAAAGCTTTCAGGAGACTTTAATCCCATAGCAGAATCTGCAAACTCTTTGGTCGGGGGAACATATTCTGTTCTTTTTGAAGGACAAACAGAGCCAGAGGATGTGTTTACTTTTATGCCAGACAAGGCACAGTATGCAAAAACCATAAAAGAAGATCAGGAGGGCTCTGATGCCAAGGTTGTTTCTATTGCAGATATGGTAGACAAAGTTGCAGCAGAGAAGGACTTTGCTATGTATTTACTACAGAGTCCAGAGACATTTAACTCCTTAATGAAAGCATCTAAGGGCAGTATTAGCCTTACTGGTTCGCCTGCTGAAAAGAAAGATAAGGTAGAAATCTATAATAGTGAAAAAGATAAAAGAACAAAATTTCTGGGTGATTCATTTAAGCAAGCCAGTGAGTTCGCTGAAGACTACTATAAAAACCCAGAAAGTGCATACCTGCAATCTCTTTATAACAGCCTGCCAGCAAAAATAACAACATCAAATATTCAAAAGACAACAGATGAGGACGGTGAAGAAGTATATGAGTACAAGGATGGTAAGAATGCAGATACTCTTACTGCGGAATATCATAAAGAGTATTTGACTCCAGAAAAACTCTCGGGTGAAATAGAAAACGCATATGCTGCTTTTGAAAAACTTGAAAAAAGACTACCAGGACAAAAGGCAATATATAGCTTTGGTCCAGTCTCTATGTCATTTGATAAAACAAAAAGCTATGTGGATGCAGTTCTTGAGGATAGCTATGGTGCAGATGTCTATAATAAATATAAGCAAGACGCGTCTATTCTATATGAAAGAAGTTATAATGGCAGAAGTCTTGAAGATGCAACCGATGCAGAGTATCTTGCATTTATGGAAGCCTTTATAGAAAGAAAATCAACTATAGGAAACTAAGGTGTGGCAGATACATTTGACTTCAACAACCCTCTCGGACTTGACGAGGAACTAGAAAAAGAAAACTCTTTATTGGGATCTCCTGATATTGAGAAACCGCAAGAAGAGAAGCCCTCAGAGTTCAGCTTTGAAGACCCCCTCAGAGCAGAATACTTAAAACGAACAGCAACAGGTCCAGTTCCTTCTGACTTTGATGGAACCCCTATAGGTGCTGCCGTTGGTTTTATCGGAGATGTTTTTGTTAAGCCTATTCTTGAACTGGGAAAAGAAGCAGAAGAAAGATATCCTGACACAGTTTTTGAAAATACAAAGTATGTACTTGATGGCATTAAGGCAACAGACTTAAAATCTTCAGCAGAAAAAGTTTTTACTTTTGCCTCAATTGTTTCAACAGAAGAAGCAACAAAGTATGCAAGGGGTGAGGCTCAGTTAGGCGGTATTGATTATGGTGGAAGCGGATATGCTGACATGTATAATGCACAGCTTCAGATCAGGTCCAAAGATAGATATAAAAATGACCCAAAATATAAAAAAGCTGTTGATGATAATTTAAAAAAAGCTCAAGAAGAGTCACAAAAAGAATTTAAACGCATTGATAAAGCTATTGCTAAAAAAAGAGCTGACAATAACCTAGGTCCTTACGGAAGTGATATATCAAGTGCAGTTGAAAGTATTGCTGTTATAGGAACGGGCATGGCTGTAAATTACCTTAGTGGTGGAACGTCTACTCCAGCCGTAACAAGTGCAACTCTTTCATACTTTGGTATACAGACCGCCGCCGCTTCATACTCAGAGGCAGTCCAGCAAGGGTTGCCGCATGAAACTGCCTTGGGCTATTCAACCATAAATGGAATACTGGAAGCTGGAACGGAAATGGTGCCAATTGTGAGATTTCTTTCCCCCAAAGGAAGAGGAACAATTAAAGACATAATTAAAACTGATTTAACAACAGTTGCCGCTGATGTTGGGATGGAAAATATAAATTCTGTTTTACAAGAAATAAACTCAGTTTGGTTCGATCTAGAGTCAGAGTTAAAGACCGCATACGATAATCAAAACAATCCGCTGTATGAAGGAAGGTCTGTTGGAGAGGTTTTAGTAGATATAGCTGGTCACACCACCTTGTCTGCTGGAATGGCTTCAGGATCTATATCTGCAACCAGATCTGCTGGTGGCGTTGTTTATAGTCAAGAAGTAAAAGACTTTATAAGAAATCAAAAGGATAATCCTGAACTAGAATTATTTATAGAAAACTTTAATAACAATGTTAATAATTTAACCCTTAACTACAACGCAATTGATAGTGCATCAAGAATACTTTTAGATCCAAACGCCAACGGCAAGGGATGGACCGCAGATGAGGTAATTGCATTAGAATACTTTAATCAACCTTTTATAGATTTTAGAAAACCCCTGGTGGTTGGAGAGGAGGGAGAAGTTTCTCAGCCAGATGAATATGTAGAATCTCTTCAACTTAAGTTTCCAGCAAAAAAACAAGAAGGTTTTAATTTTGAGGACCCTCTTTCAGGTGGCTTGAAAAAGAAAGTTGCAGGACCTTTAACTTCTGAAATAGACCTGGATCTGTCTCCAATAATAACTCAGAGGCTTGATGCAAACATAAATCTTCTTGAGACAGACCTGCCCCTCAACCCAACTTTAAATATAGACCAGATAAGAAATGACTCATATGATCAAAAAGAATTAGATCTAACAAAAAATTTAATCATAGATACAAGAACCTTCGAAGAAAAATTCCTAGAGGAGCCATCTGGACAACAAAAGTATTATAGGTTTAGAGACTTAAATAACGAAGAGGGTATAAACGCTTCTAAAGGAATTATAGATTTAACCAAGTCAGGAATGCCACTTGATATATTTACAGATCTTGATTTTGTTGGCGTGCATACCAAAGACAATAGATATAAAACATTTGATGCTTCATATGGAATCTACATGCCGACACTCAGGGGCGTATCCTTCTCTCCTATATCTGGAATATCAGAATTAAAATTTACAAACAAGTTAGGATCTAAGTTAAATTTAAGATCAACCATAGCCCATGAAATGGGACATCATATAGACTTTACAATTGCAAGATCTCCTAGCGATAATCTTAATATACTTCAACCAGCAACAGCAGAATCTCCTTTATTTAATTTACCAAACTTTAGCTACAACGAAGGCACAGGAACTCTAGATATTTCGGACAACTCTGGGGGGGAGATAATGAGAGAGGCACTCAGAATGTTCAATGAGGGTCAGAAGGGCAGATACTATGACGGCAACATGCTTAGATATCCATTTAATGAAATGATTGGAATGAATGGAAGCATGACCCCAGCTCAAGAAAGAATGATTAAATCAGAGGTGTTTGGTCAGCTTCATGAATTATATTATACTAATAGATCACTGCTAGAAGAGAAGGCTCCAACAGCACTAAAATTAATAGAGGAACTAAACGATGCAATTTCAATTGACGGAACTACAAAGAAAGCTGAGAGAGTACAACTTGCTTTTCAAACACCCAGTGCCCAGCGAAGTATTGAGGTTTCAGACAGAAGAACAGACGCTGAAAATGATAGATCAGGCGATAGCGTCCCAGAAGCCAGTGCAGGATTGGTTGGACAGGAAGAATCTACAGACGGGAACGGTGTTCGACCTAAAATATCAGAACTAAAACAAGTAGGTACAACTGGTCAGGTTGTCGGAGCTCCAGAAGGAATGGACTCCAAACAAAAGGTAGGGGCACTCAGACGAAAAATGAGAGGTCTAGCCAAGGAAGGCGTTTCTCAAAAATTCTGGTACGAGCAAAGCGGTCAAGCTTTACTGGATATAACAAACAACAATAAAGAAGACGCAGATAAGCTTGCACAAGTTATTGCAATAACCTCAACAGGAACCCCAGTAGAACCAAACTTCAACTATGCATTACAGGCTTATTATCAATATGTTGCTGGAGAAACGATAAAGACTGGAAGATTCCCCCAAACGCAGAGCGAAAAGATAGTTAATGTTTTTGAGGGCAGGGACTGGAGCGGAAGAAAAACCAACGAATTTTATAACAACATTATGAGGGTCATAGATCCGTCCAGGACACAGGGAGTAACCGTAGATGTTTGGATGGTCAGGGCATTTGGCTTTGATACTGACGCACCAACGCCAGCACAATATTCATTTGTAGAAAATGAAATACAGAAAATATCTAATCAACTTGGTTGGGAACCTCAACAGGTACAGGCTGCTATATGGACGGCACAAAAAGCTATCGGTGATGGGACCGATGTAAATGCTGCTGGGTTTAATTATGCCAATGCACTAGAAAAATCATTAGGTCAAATAAGCTGGGAGTCTATACCAGGAAGAACATCAGGGCATATGCCTGAGATGTTTGATGCACCATATGAACAGCTTCAAGAATACCATGTTGCAATATCAAAAGCCCTACAAGATGAAAACGGATCAGATTTTATTGCCAATACTTTAGGAATACTATCGCCTGGAATAGTTGAGGCACCAGGATTCTTTGAGGGCAAGGTCAGCCCAGGATCACAAACACAAATAGCCTTAACAAAGATATACAAGGCAGATCCAAAAACTCAATTTGCAAAACTAGAACCAGCGGCAGAGGACTTAGCAAAAGCATACTCAGCAGCTATTGGAATACTTTTGAAGCAGGACGGAGTTGGGTATCACAAACCATTCTTCCAAAAGGGAATAGCTAAGACCAAGTTAAATGGCATGGATATAGATATAGGAAGACCATTAACTGAAAACGAAACTCAAATGATTGCGGAAGCAATGGAAAAAGAGTCAGGAATCAAGGACTATAACCCCATAGGAACAGCAAATGGTGCAAGGCTAATTAACTTCTCATACCTTGACATACCAAACTTAAAATTTAAAAAGATTGTAACCAATGTTTTAGATGGTGTACAATTTGAAAATAACGAAGAATATGTTGCTGGACAGTTTGCTTCCAGCGAAGGATATCTTTCTAACGACTGGAGTAAAGACAAAAATGGCGAAGGGTACATTCAAAATATTGGACGAATCTCACCCGATCTTCAAGGAAAGGTTGAGAATATCGTCAGGGAACTCAAACAGAGAATTGATGAAGTCGATCAAACCTTCTCAGAAAAATACGGATGGAAAAGAGATGAATCAATCAACTCAAACTACACAGGACAAGCAGACCTAACACCCCCAACCTTATCTAAAAAGGTTCTACCAGAAGAAGAATCTCAATTCGATATTTACGAGACAATGACATCCAACGATGCGTCTCAACTATTTCAAGCATTCTCAACTTTTCAAGAACAGGCTGTAGATAAACTAGACAGGCTAAAGGCTTTTGAAGAAAAGCTAGGAAAGTTTGTTAGCCCAAAAGAAATGAGAAGACTATCTGTTGTAAGAAAAACAGATGTGTATCATGGAAAGGTCAAATACGGAATGGACAAGGCTGTGGAGGCAACCACAGAAATATCTGATTTTTTAAATAGCGTTAATATATCAAGAGAAGAGTTCAACGATTTTCTTAAAAACCTGCACGCCCCAGAAAGAAATAAAAAGATCAATGAAAAATACAACAAAGAAATACCCGAGCTTGAGGCTGAGCTTCTTATTGAAACGGAAAAAAGCAAAAGAACTGTCCTTAAAGGAAAGATCACTAAAAGAAAAAATGTATTAGCAAAATACCAAGACAGTGGATCTGGAATAAAAACAGATAAGGCGATTGAAACTCTCGAGTCTCTTGGAATTAAGTTTAACGAAAAGACAAACAAGGCAAGTGCAAATAATGAAAAAGGCAAGAACCTCTTAGACGCATTTAAGTTATTTGAATCATATCAACAGGACACATTAAATATATATAGAGATCAGGATCTTGTGGATGAGCAAACCCTGGAGGACTGGGATAGTTCATATAGGTACTATGTCCCACTAGTTGGATTCTCTGTTGAAACTATTGAAGACAACTCACCAAAAGCAACTGGCGGTGGAATAAGTGTGTTTGGAAGAGAGGTAATGGAGGCTAAGGGAAGGACCTCTGAGTCAGGACCACCTCTAGAACAGGCTGTTATAAGAAGGCAGTCGGCTGTGGTTCGGGGAGAAAAGAACTTCATAGACAAATCCTTGGCGGAGCTTGTTAATACATTCCCAGATAAAAAGATATGGCAAGTTAGAGGTGTAAAAAGAAACGAAAGACCACACGCATGGGATGGCAAAGAATCTAAGATAGGATTTAAAGAAGACGGCAAACAAAAGTTTATTGTTATAAGAGATGAAAGACTGGCAAAGGGATTAGATGCTTGGGGAAATAACAGCATGCATTGGTCAATTGGTGTTATGAGGGGGCTAACAGGAACACTATCCAGCCTATATACTTCTCTTGCACCAGAATTTATTGTTGGAAACTTCTTCAGGGATTACCAAACAGGGTACTTCAATCTATTAAAAGAACAAGAGATAGAGGGCGGGAGAGCACAGAACCTAGATCTAGCAAAAGCTTTTAAGCCAAACAATATAGCTAAGACAATGAGACAGCTTAAGGACGGCTATGTAACTAAAAACCTACAAGAAAAAGATCCAGAGACATTCGCACTCTTCGATGCATTCCAGAAGTTTGGCGGTCAGACTGGTTACGTTAATGCCAAAGACATAGATCAAATAGCAAAAGCCATGGAAGAGCTGTCTTTAGTTCACTCCGGAAAGGGAAAGGTAAACGCCAAGAAGGTCTACAATTCAACATTTAAAATGGTTGAGAACATAAACAATGCTATTGAAAACACTGCTAGGTTTGCTGTTTTTAAAGAATACATTAATGCCGCTGGTGGAACAAAAAAGGCATCCAAACAAGACTTCGATGATGCCGCTGTTCTCGCAAAGAACCTAACCATAAACTTTAACAGATCTGGAAAGCTTGGACCTGTTGTTAATGCATTTTATATTTTTGCAAACGCATCGGTTCAGGGTTCAGTAAACATGTTTAGGGGAATGAACCCAATAGGATTTGAGGATGGAAAAGTTGTTTGGAGTGGAGTTTCAAAGTCCGCAAAAAATATAATCGGTGGTCTTACTGGTCTTGGTGCACTTGTACAGATGTACTCAATGTTAATATCAGATGAGGACGAGGATGGAAAACTCCTTATTGACAAGATACCAGATCACGAAAAAGAAAGATTCATGGTTATCCCGATACCTGGCGTAAAGTTTCAGGATGGCGAGGTTAAATTTAATAAATACAGCAGAAGATATACCGTTAATGGCAAGCCATTTGCTTTAGCTATTCCTTTGCCATATGGGTATAACATATTCTATAACTTAGGAAGAATGGGAACCGAGGTGGCAAGTAAACCAATACTTGGATATCAAAAAAGAACACCAGTAGAAATGAGCAAGGATATGGCTGGAATAGTATCTGGGGCATTCTCCCCAGTGGGTATAGGCTATTCTCAGGATCAAGGAATAGACCTTATAAAAACAATTGTTCCATCAGTAGCTAAGCCATTGTATGAATCCAGGGTAAATGAAAAATGGACAGGAGCTCCAGTTTATAAAGAACAGTTTCCAGGAACAGCAGAAACCCCACAATCATCAAGAAAGCTTAGAAACACTAATGAGTTCTATAGAGAATTTACAATGATGGTTAACAGTGCTACTGGTGGCGGTAAGTTTGACAAAGGAATGGTTGACTGGAGCCCAGACAAAATAAAGTTCTACTTGCAGTCCTATCTTGGTGGCATGTACACCATGGCTGAAAGAACAGCATCAATATCTGGAAAGGTATACAACAACCTTACAAAGGGAGCAAACGAAAGTATTGAGCTGAACGAGGTTCCATTTGTTAGAGTCATCACAGCAGATCCAATGGACTATGTTGATGCAAGTAACTTTTACAAAAAGAAAGATCTTGTTGTTCAAAAAGTTGGAGAGTTTACAAACTATAAAAAAGATAACAACAAAGCTGCATTAAGAGACTATGTAGAAAGGACAGGATTTGATTCAGAATATCTTAAACTAGACAAGGCTGTAAAAGCAGCAGACAAAGAACTTAGAAAGCTAGGTCAAAGAGAAAAGACAATTATGAATTTGCGAGAAAAGGATTACGCAAGGTATTCAAGACTGTCAGATCAAATAGATGAAGATAAGCATAAAATACATCTTAGATATAATAAGATCCTACAAGATGGTTTAGATAGAATTGAGAAAAAGAAAAAGAAGCGGGACTAATAAGTACATATACTAGTAGGGGGAAATATGACAAAGATTATTAACCCCGCTGTAAAACTAAGATATCAGAGTATTACTTACCTCACAAGCATCGCTCAAATAATCTTTTGACAGATGTGCATACCTGTTGACGATGTTAAAGTCTGACCAACCACCAAGATGTTGTAATGTGTGAAGCGGTGTTCCATTCTGCACATGGTGAGTAGCCCAAGTGTGGCGTATATCATGCCATCTAAATCCCTCAAGCTCAGCTTTCTTTAAAGCGTTATACCAGCCAGTGTTAGAAGCCCTGTTCATTTTTCTTCCAGAGTAGGTAAAAACATAAGGACCCTGTTGTTTAATTGATCCTAGAAGCTCTCTGCATTTATTGTTTAATGGAACGCAAAGGCTCTTCCCGTTCTTTGTTTCACTTCCGTCTATTGCTATCTGGTCTTTTTTTATGTCATCCCATTTAAGATTAAAGCAGTTGGACATCCTCACCCCAGTTAGGAGGCTAAATATAAAAGGCTTTTGCAAGTGAGAGGGGAGCTCCCTTTGCAGTCTTTTTATATCATCAATGGTAAAGTATTTAATTCTTTTAGAATCTTCCTTTACTCTTTTGATTATGGGCTTAGTATCCAACCACCCTAACTCTTCGTAGGCGTACATAAGCACAGCCCTGAAGTAGTTTAAATATCTGTTAACGGTACCAGGACTTTTCTTTATTCCCGATCTCGCCTTCACGATATGTTCTTTAGTAATATCTTTAAGATCAACCCCATCAAAGAGCGGATCAAAGTATTTGCGATAGGTAAAGTCGTTCTTACCCATCTTATTGAACCTATAGTACTCAGTAACTGCTTCTTTCCATGTATTCATTCTGAATCCTTTTTGGTCCGTTTAATAATTCTTTTAGTTTCAAAGCCCAAAGTTTTTTAAACTCTGGATCCCTAGCTCTCTTCTTCGCTTCGTTTAAAGCAACACATCTTCTGGTTATATTATCCATTTAACAAAACCATTGCAGCGGCACACAAAAGCATACCCATTACAGAAATTATCATTAAGGTGTCATGCCTCACAACTTACCTCCTTCTTGAATTCAACCATATGACCCAGCCAATCTCCTAAAGGTTTTACAACCTTGAAGTCATCTGTTGGGGTGCAATCTTCTATTTCTACTTCCCACCTTTCCCAAGTATTGCCATGCTCTACAACAAGCACATCAATAATTACCCATATACGTTTACAGCGGATAACTCTTGCAGGATATATTTTATCGTTGTCAGTCCAGTCTTTATAATAAACAGTTTCATATGTTTGTAATTTAGCCATTTTTTGCCGCCTTCTTGTTGTCTCTGTGTAATTTATAAAGTCTTTTAAAAAACTGTATTTCTTCCTGCATGTTTCCCCATATTTCATCTTTGGCTTCTTGTCTTTTGTCTGTATCAAGTTTTGTTAGTATTTGAAAGTCTGACTTCTTTGGTGTCCACCAGTTATAGTTTAAAGACTTGTATGCTGGTGATGGGTCTCCTTCTGTTTTCCACCTCCATTCAACAGTCCCATGTTTTGTGTCTTCATTAAAGACCAGTAATGCGTTTGGATATATGTCCATATTATTTCCCTATTTAATTAATAATGTAAACATTGTAATTTATTAATTCATGATTGTCAAATTGTATATCTTTTAAAGATGTCAACAGGAACAAGGCATGCTATTTTTTCTTGATCATCTCCCCTTCCAAGTATTGATTGAGACTTTATATTGTTGATCATAATGCACTCTATAATCTTTTGAGGTTTTATCCAGAGCATCTGCTTCCCGGTTTCTATGATCCAAAAGTCTGCCTCCGTGGTAAGAAGTGCTGATGGTTTATTAAACATGAATAGTTCAATAAGAATGTTGCCAGTCTCTTGGCTTTTGTAGTCAACCTTAACTTCTATCTTAAGGTTTTTTTCTGGCACAAATATATCGTAAGGTTTAAATTTTCCCGGGACAAGAACCGCTGATGGGTATTTTTTTCTTAAAGATAAAAGTATTTTGTTTTCTATTTCATGCCCAACCGCTAGATCTTTTTTAAAAGCATCCGATGAGGTTGTCATTATTCTTCTTCGTCTTTTGGTTTACTTGTAAAGGTTTGTCTTATTTCGTAGCCCTGAGAAATGTTCTTCATGTTTATCCCTTTTCTCACAACCTCTGATAACTCATTCCATTCAAGGACCTCATCCTCATACCTTCCGCATGTCTTACACCTCTTGTCTCCAAGGGTTGTAGTACACACGCCGCCAGTACAAGGAGATCCAGACAAAGAACCCTTGCCTAAAATAGCCGAGAGTCTCTCAAAATTTGAAAGACCCTTGTCTATATCATCAGTCATTAGGACTCTTCTTTTTCCTTAACCTCTTCTTGCTCAATAACCTTGTAGGTTTCTGGTAGATAAGAAGTAAGGTTAGTTCTTTCAACCTCAGCACCTACTTGGATAAGTCTTACGAGCTCTCCTAGAAGCGGCTGTATGGTCTGTTGATAGAACTGTTGTGCAGCAACAGCCCTGTTAGCCTCTTCAGATAGGTCCTCTATATTGTAGGACCTTACCTCTTCATCCACCTTTACTGTTATTGTTGGTTTTTCTTTATTTTCCATGGTTACTCCTTAAAATGGAAGATCATCTTCTGTGATCCCGGAAGGGAAAACTTCTTCAGATTTTGGTGCTGGTGCTGACGCCCCATAACCTTCTGTCTTTGGCATTACGCTGAAGCTTAGAAGTGGTGCCTTTGGGTTTGCTCCATCTTTTCTTTTCCAGCCGTTTAAAAAGTAATCTTTACCTTCAACATTTATACTTCCAGTAAAATCTGGTTGAGTTTCTTTTTCTTTTTTTTCGTTTTTCCATAAAGATCCACGATTGCTATTATCATACTGTTTCATTTATTTCTCCTTTTTAGACCAGTCCTCTAGAACTTTATTTACAATATAAGCAACCTTCCGATCATTAAATCTATGACCTTCTATCTTGCTAACTTTTACAAGCTTATCGTATATATCGCTGTCGATTCTTGAGCTAATTGATTTTTTTTCATTAGCCATTTTATTCCTCCAGTAGTTTGGTATAAACCCTAGAGTCACCCTCAGATCTGTAATTCTCCATTACATCCACGGGTATCTCTTGATCCTTTACCAGTCTGGCATAGTTTATTCTCCCTCTTGCTTGTGTCATATGACATTTCACTTGTGAGGTACTAAAAGCTCCGCCATGCTTTGATATAAGCTTGACAGACAATTCTTTTTTCCTCTCATCAAGGATAGAAGCTTTGTCTTTGAGCTGCTTTAGTTCTGTTAAAACAGATGCTAATTCAGATGTATCATCCTCATCATCAACTGCCTTGTAATTTATTCCGGGCTCCTCTTTTTCTTGAGTCCACCTTTCAATATAGTTTGGATCTATTCTTTTTTCGTTGTACCAAATCATAAATTCTTCTGCTTTTGGTATATATGTTTCTGCCCAAGATCTATCTCTTTCAATCCATTCTTGATAGTGTTCATCGTTGCTATACCATTGAAAGAAAAGCATCTCGTCTAGGTCCATGCACTCCATAGCCATCTGCATTTGATGCCAGTAATTTCTTTTTTGTTCTTTAACATTGGTACATGGTTTTCCCTGCGGGCACTTTACCTCTACGGCAGAAACCTTTCCGTTTCTCCCTTGAACCATAATGCCGTCTGGAGATATACCCATCCAGTTATATTTTGGATGTATAACAAAAGAAGGCTGGGTTATTTTATAACCCATACCTGATAGTGTGGCTAAGGCTAAAGGCTCGCTGTCTGTTCCGTGCTTCATAGCAAACATAGCAAATTGATTAAAGGGATCTTGTGTAAGCTTGTTTGCTTCCCTATACATATCTCTTCCTAGAGACTCCCACTGATCACCCTTTGTCCAAATACATTCCTTTGCGGTTTTGCATATTCTTGTGCCAGTAATTCTATTGGCTCTTTGTTCATGCCACTCAGGGGTGCCTTGTTTTATTTTAGCCATTACTTAATCACCTTGCTGTATAAAAGATTTAATTGAACTCTAGCCTCTTTATCGTTACTAAGATCCGCAACCTTGTCATACTGTTGGAAAAGTTTTAATGCTTCTTCCTTGGTCTTGAGTTTCTTAAGTTCTTTTTTAAACTCGTCTATCATTGACATTTCTTGTTGATCGTTTTCTGGTTTTGAGTTTTCGTCTACGCCCTCAAGCTCTGGTTCAACAACGCCCTCAAACGGCACACAAAATGTTTCAAGTAATGCATTCCTATAAGCAAACGATCTTGCTGCTTCTAAATCCTTCGCCTGTTGCGATAGGCTATGACCAACATAAGACCTATCTACATATGAACCATCTTCAGTACACAAAAATCTTAAGGTTCCAACAACTCTGGTAAGAGTATTTTTGCCATCAATAAATTTTGTAGAAACATTTAAGTCTGGCTGGACTATTGTAAGAATTTTGTTTTCATACAGGGGTTTTGAAAAAGATTGTATAATCTGATCAATACCTCTATATTTATATTTCTGATAGTTATTCACACCCTCTTTCGCAATTGGGTTGTGCATCATGTAGGTTTGTACGTTTTGCAACGCCTCGTATATTTTTTCTTTTGCCATAATTATTTCTCCTTGGAATGATTGTAAACTTTATAATTTCTTATAGCAAGTCTTTACAATAATTATTTTTTGAGGTTTAATTGTCTTTCACGAGGGAAAATATGTCATTAGAATACATCACTAAAGTTTTAAAGGTGGAGGTAAAACCCACTCAGAAACTTATATTAATAGTTTTAGCAAACTACTCAGACGAGTTTGGTCACTCATACCCGTCACACAAAAAATTAACAGAGCTGACGAACCTGTCCCTGACCGCAATTAAAAGCAACTTAAAAGCACTCCAAGATATTGGATATGTGGACTGGGAAAAAAGAAACAATACAAGCAATCTTTATAAATTAAATGTATGGGCGGGAGGTGACTACCCCCGGGCGGGAGGTGACTACAATACTAAAGGTAATACTAAAAAGAAATATATACTTGATTTGAATAGAATTAATGAAATTTTTAAAGAGCAATGCGATAAGGTGTTTTATGTACATAGTGCAAATGCTTTCAAGGCAGAGCCAAGATGGAAGGAACTGCGTGAACTGGGGAGGAAAGGAATCATCTCACCAAAGACTGGTATTGTTATTGATCTAACACTAGAAGAGTTCTGGTATAAATATTTTGAGGTAGCCAATTCAGAAGGGCATAAGAAATGGATCAGATCTTACTGGAGTAAGAAACCACAGTTAGTAACAATGTTAAGCGTAAATCAATTTGAAGCAATTATAGAGAGGCGATATGGATAATATATATGAATTAGAAGCAAACACAATTGGGTCCATGATCTTAGACTACAGCAAGTTTCAGGACGCACAAGACAAGGGATTGCTTCCAGAGGATTTTGAGTTCATTTCCTACAGGCAGGCATATGAGATCATGTTGGAGAAGAATGCCAACGACATAGTAACAATCAGAAGCAATATGAAGGATGACTTTGCGTTTAAAGATGTACAAGAGGCAACAGCACACTGTATTAGTCCTGCTGGTTTTAGTAGTTGGTTAAAGCTCATGCACGCAAAGACAGCAAACAATAAGCTGTTGAAGCTTGCAAAAGAAATACCAGCAATTGTTGAAGAAAGAACTGGCATTGATGAAAAAGTAGACAGGGTCAATCAGCTACTTATTGAAAATAAAATAACCAAGAACTCTGGTGCACCAAAAGAGGCTAGAGATATTCTTGAGACGGTTCACGAAGAACTCAGGAGTGCCGGAACTGAATCACAGAACATTGTAAAGACGGGGTTTAAAGGTATAGACTCAAAGATCAGGGGGTTCAAGCCGGGTGATTTAATTATTGTTGCTGGCAGACCAGGAATGGGTAAAACTACATGGGCTCTAAACATTGCATCAAATAATATATATAACGGAAAAAATGTTTTGATCTTCAGTTTAGAAATGACTAATGAGCAGTTGGTAAAAAAGATAATAAGTTCAGAGTCTGGAATATCAACAGATAAAATGATGAGCGGAGAGCTAACAAGTTCTGACTGGAAGAACTTCGAGAGATCGAAGGAAAGATTGGCTGGGTGTGACTTATATATTTATGACAAGTCCCCAATTACAATTGAAACCCTAGTTAATAAAACAAAAGCAATACACGCCGTCAAGGACATTGATCTAATAGTTGTGGATTACTTACAGCTACTTATGACCACAAGCAAGGCACCTAGCACATCTGATAACAGGACCGCATCTATGACATACATATCAAACCTTTTAAAGGGACTGGCGAAAGAAATAGGATGCCCTGTCATATCCCTGTCACAGTTAAACAGGGGTGTGGAATCAAGACCAGACAAAAGACCGGTGCTATCTGATCTTCGTGACTCAGGTTCTATAGAACAAGATGCGGATATGGTTATAATGTTATACAGAGAAGATTATTATGATGCACTGGAAACAGGAAACTCTGAAATAATAATTAAGAAAAACAGAATGGGAGAAACAGGAACATTTGAATTAAGTTTTGATGGGGCTATGTCTAAATTTGTAGACCCAGAGGACTTGGCATTCGGGAGAAGAGAAGAATATGGAATCATCTGAAAATTTTCATCAACAGCTAAGAGATATAATACCAAAAATATCAGAGGCTAGGGTAAATGTATTGAAGGCGGACGTTGGTCTTAAGAGAGTATTTTGGAGAGAACTATGTATTGCCAAGGAAGACGGCGAGAGAAGTTACAACTCACAGAAATCTAAAGCAGAAGCAACTGACGAATATGCACAGGCATCAATGAAAGTTGCTGTGGCTAAGGCATCACTTGATGCATTACAGACAGAGAAGCTGGCAGTAGATATGCAGTTTGAAGAATGGAGAACTAAAATGGCAAACCTAAGAGTGGAGAGAAATAGATATGGTGCATGATAATTTTAAAAGCTTTTGCAGAATGATGCATGAAGAGTGTAGGTCTGAGAGAAGGAAGCATAACGAAAAAGAAATAAGTTTTGAGGACTACATCAAGACTAACAACAAAATGTTATTAAAGAAGTATGCAGGGCAGATCGCCAAATAAAGAAGAGAGAGATTGGATGGATTCTATATCTAATTTTGGATGTATAGTATGTCATCTTTTCTATGATTGCCAATCACCGGCAGAGGTTCATCACATAGACGGGAAGACAAAACCACGGGCACACCTAATGACTCTTGGTTTATGTTACAGGCATCACAGAGAGGGTATCAACAACGATCTTTATGTTTCACGACACCCCTTTAAGCGAGAGTTTGAAAGAAGATATGGAAAACAAACAGACCTTTTGGAGAAACTAAAGAGCTTAATTAACAACAAAGGAGAATAACATGAAGTGTTGGCAATGTAATGAACAATTAATATGGGGTGGCGATCATACAGGAGAGGACTACGGTAATGAAGATTATGAAATTGTAAGTAATCTATCTTGTCCTAAATGTGATGCACTTGTTATGGTTTATCACCAAAAAAAAGAGGGTAAAGATGAGTAACAATGGAGAGTGGAGGGGTGGCAAGGGTTCTGTAAGAAGAAACTCTAATGAGAAATTATATTCAGAAAACTGGGACAAGATTTTTAATAAAAAAAACAAGGAAGACAAATGCCAAAAAGAAAAAAAGAAAAAATAGATTATAAATATAACGAGGGCGAATTAATTAACGAGTTTGCAAGGTATGTAGATAAAACATATGAGCAACATTATTCCTTAAATAAGTTTCAGGCTACAGAATTTATTATGGATAGCGGTCATGGAGAGGGATTCTGCATGGGCAATGTAATGAAATATGCACAACGCTATGGAAAAAAAGAAGGTAAGAACAGGGCTGACATACTTAAAGTAATTCATTATGGGTTCTTTGCATTGTACAACCACGACATTCAGAACAAGAAGTGAAACACGTTACTGCATTTGGAGATATAGATGTATTGGGTTATGCAAATAAGATAGCTGGTATGTCCTCACACGCAGACAGAAAAAAATATTTAGAAGATGTAGATGAAAAGTTTTATGATTTGTTGTATCTTTTATGTATGCAGATGGGAGTCTGCAATACCATTGCGAGGCTTTCGACTCGGGAAAAAAGAAAGAAAGCATGGGAAGAATTACCAGATCATACCAGATCACTTAAAAGTATGAAGGGAATGGTCTACAGTAGAGTAGTTAGAAAATTTAAGAGGAAATAATTATGCCAAAAGGACCAGGAACATACGGAACTACAAGAGGTAGACCGCCAATGAAAAAAAAAGGTAAAAAGAAAGTCGCTAAAAAGAAAAAGTAATGGCTCCTAAAAAGAAATCCACAGTCAACTCTGCGGGTAATTATACGAAACCAACAATGCGTAGAAACCTGTTTAATCAAATTAAGGCAGGAGTAAAAGGCGGAAGAGCTGGTCAGTGGTCAGCAAGGAAAGCCCAGATGCTAGCAAAAATGTACAAAGCAAAAGGCGGAGGTTATAAGAAATGATTGGTAAATTATTTGACAGGTTTATTGAGTGGAGTCTTAACAGACAAGAAGAACACCTAATGAAAAAAGCCAAACCCAAGAGAAGAGTATCAAGGGTAAGACGCAAGGCTAACGCCAAAAAGAAATAAGTTATGCCGTTAAAGAAAGCACAAAAGTCTTTAATTAAATGGACAAAACAAAAATGGAGAACAGCTAGTGGTAAAAAATCTAGCAAGACTGGAGAGGTTTATGCTCCAGCTAAGACCATTGCTAAGTTGAAGTCCACAGCCAAGGGCAGGAAGAAACTGTCCAAGGCAAATACCGTTAAGAGAAAGGCAACCGCAAAAGGCAAACAACATGCCAAACATGGATTGCACAAGGGAAGGAAAAGATAATGGCTACAGTAAAAGATACTAAGAGAGTTTCAAACGGAGTCGTCTACAGGGGTAAGAAATATCCCGGATTTAATAAACCAAAAAGAAATAGTGGATCAAGCAAACACAAGATGGAGGTTCTTGCTAAAAAGGGTAATGAAATTAAGGTCGTCAGATTTGGTCATAAAGACTATGGTCATAATTACTCTACTGAAGCTAGGAACAGCTATCTTAAACGATCCGCAGGAATCAAGAACAAATCTGGTGGGCTTACGAAGGATGATAAGTTCTCTGCAAACCACTGGGCGAGAAAAGTATTATGGGCAGGCAAAGGCGGAAAGAAAAAAAGTCCCTAAAACCTATCATAGGTGAATTAATTTACAATTTCGTTTATCATAATAGGTGTGATCTTATATAGCGAACAGGAATTACATACTGCCTACAGGAAATATGTTGCCTCGTTTAAAG